ACGAGTGCGCTTGACGGCAAGTCACGAAACATTGTTGCTGCGTTCCCAGACTTCATTGCGTTTGAGAACAAGTTCAATCGAAGTGTCGCCAAGTTTGAAACAGAACTCACGTTGACTGACCTTGCGTATTTGGGTTGGCATGCTGAGCATCGTTTGAAGAAGACTGGTTTGGACTTTGGATCATGGTGCGATGAAATTGAATCACTACAAGTGGGAGATGCTGCTGAAGCGGTGATCGTCCCTTTGGAGATGAGTCAGCCCACTGGATGATTGCGTACCTGTCTTGCGAGACAGGTATTGCACCATCAGTGTTGCTGGCAGAATCACCACGAATGATCTTCACAATGCTTGCCTATCTTCGTTGGAGGGCAATTCATCTGAAGAGGTAGTCTGAGTCAATGGCAATCTTCGGTGCTGCTCTTGGACGTGCTGGGCTTGTTTCATTAGCACCATCACGCAAAAGTACGAACCCGATTCAGATCATTGGGTTGGCTGAGTTCTTGCGTGATGCTTCGCAAGCAGACAAGAACTTCAACAAAGAGATGCGGATTGCAGCCGAGCAGGTTGCCGAGTTGCTGGTCGTTGCAGCCAAATATGAAGCGTCATCTGTGACAAGGAGTAGGCAAGCATCAGAAGTGATGAAGGGGATGAGGGCGCAACGGGACAGAATCCCAACAATCAAACTCAATGAGAAGTCTGCGTTTCAATCACAATCCAGCAAGTTCACTTCTGCTCGTTCGCCCAAGGGTAGAAGGGTGAAGCGTAAGGTCACGCGGGGTGACGTGTTCTTTGGTGCCGAGTTCGGTGGAGGGCGCAGCCCGACCACGAAACAGTTCTTGAGGCATCGAGGCAAATCAGGTTATTTCTTCTGGCCTACGGTCAGAAAGAACAAGAACAATATAGCCAAGGAATATCTGGATGCTATTGGGAGGGTCTTGGACAAAATGGATGATTGACTTCTCCTGACGATCCGCTACCCTCATGGGTAGGGAGGTGGTCATGGCGGTTCTGTTCAAGAATGTGAAGTCAATCTATCCGAAGCCTTTGGCTTCGTCTTGGGAGCAGTTGCGTGAGTTGTTGGCGTTCCATGAGGAGAACGCTGAGAAGACTGATGGCGCATTGTGGTCACCGGTGGAGTACTACCCGAGTACTACTCGTGGCAACCGCAATGTTCGGTTCATCGAGGCGTTGGTTGTGGACATGGACGGTGAGTCGTTCCGTGAGGCAAGGCTTGATGGGTTGGAATGGTTTGCGTATTCGACGTATTCGCATTCTGATTCTGATCCTCACTATCACTTGGTGTTGCCTTTGGCTGAGCGTGTGCCTGCTGGTTTGTGGAGGGCTGTGTGGCAGGGGTTGCATGAACGGTTGAACCTTGTTGGTGACCCACAAACGAAAGACCCTGCACGATTGTTCTATTTGCCTCAGCATGCACCAGATCAAACCTTTGAGTTTCATGAGGGTCATGGTGTGTTGTTGGATACCAATTTCAGTTGGGATGTTGTTGAGCAACCTCAGCCAATCAAGTCTCGGCAGGTGCGTCAGCCTCGTGCGCGTCGTCATGAGTCGGTGTTGTTGTCTGAGGCTTGGTGGAATGAGCCTGCTGATTTGTCTCGTTGGGATGGTTTGAAGGGTCGTGAATTGCATGATGCGATGAGGGCAGAGTTTCGTGCTTTGCGTCAGCAGTTGGAGGCATCAGAGTAGAATCGGCGCATGGCTGGTGAGCGCACGTTTGTTGTCAAGTTCATATCTGATATTGGTGATGCGACTACTGGCATTGGCAAAGTTGCAAAGAGTTTCACAAATCTTTCTCAACAAATGGAACGTGGTGTTGGCCAAGCGTTGAAGAATCTTGTCCCTTCGTTTAGGACGATGGCGATTGCTGGTACTGCTGCTGCTGGTGCTGTGGCTGCTGCATCATTCAAGTTGGTGCAACAGGCATCAAACCTTGAGGAGTCGCAGTCGAAGGTGAACACGGTGTTCAAGGACTCTGCGTTTGTTGTCGATAACTTTGCGAAGACTTCAGCATCGTCGTTTGGTATTACGAAGCAGGCTGCGTTGGAGGCGGCTGGTACTTTCGGAAACTTGATTCAAGCGTTCGGCATTGGTGAGGGTCAAGCCGCAACCATGTCGGTCACGTTGGTTCAGTTGGCTGCTGACTTGGCTTCGTTCAACAACACTCCGATTGAGGAAGCCATCATGGCGTTGCGTTCAGGTTTGTCCGGTGAGGCAGAACCGTTGAAGCGTTTCGGTGTTGCCATCAATGACACACGCCTCAAACAAGAAGCATTCAATATGGGCTTGTATGACGGCAAGGGTGCGCTTGACATTACTGCCAAGACTCAGGCCGCGTATGCGTTGATTCTGAAAGATACGAACTTGGCTCAAGGCGACTTCTCTCGAACCTCGGAAGGTTTCGCCAACCAGATGCGTATCTTGCAGGCTTCATTGTCTGATGCCGCAACTGAGGTCGGCATGGTTTTGTTGCCTTACTTCAAAGAGTTTGTTGGCTTTATCAACGACAACATTGTTCCTGCGATTACAGCGTTCGCTGAGAACCTTGACGAGAAGGGTCTTGGCCGAGCATTCGAGTTTGCGATTGCTGCGATGGGTGACTTCGGTATCAAAGCCATTGAAGTCATGAAAGGTGCCTACATTGCCACCCTTGAGTTCTTGCGCAGTTTGGCTGATGTCATTGAAAAGTTGGGTCAGGTTGGAGTAATCGCTAGTGCAGCATCATTCAACGCAGTTGGTGCGTTCAAGTCGTTGGGTGTTGGTATCACGGCCAGCAACATCGGTGACCGTATTGATGAGCAACTTGCTGGAGCAGATCAACTGTTCTTGGATTTGGCGAATGGTGTGAGGACGGCTCGGTTGGAGTTGGATGCGTTGAAGTTTGCGAGCAATCGAACCACTGAGCAGCAGGTTCGTAATGCGGAGCGGGTTGGCAAGGTCATTCGGACTGGGAAAGTTGAACAAGAGGAGACGACTAAGGCGACTGGTGGTGCGGCTAAGGCTGTGGAAACTGCTAAGCAGAAGTTGGAGAAGTACACGGATGCGATGCGGGCTTCGACAAAAGCATCTAAGGCGTTCACTCAAGCGCAGAAGGATTCCAAGCGGGCTAATGAGGCGAAGGCTCAGGCTGATGCTGATCTAGCCACAGCGGAAGCGAAGTTGGCGCAGATCACTGCTGGGTTTGGTGCTGATTCTCCGCAGGCTAAGGCTGCTGCGGTTGCTTTGGATAAGGCTCAGCGTGGGGTTGAGCGGGCTGGGTACAGGATTGAGGAAGCAACTTATGCGGTGACGGATGCTGAGTTGGAGTTGGCGAAGGTTCGTAAAGATCCTGAGTCTTCTGCGAAGGCTATTCGTGAGGCTGAGATTGGGTTGGCTGAAGCGAAATTGGCTTTGAAGGATTCGATTGATGATCAGACTGATGCAACTGGTGAGTTGATTGAGAAGAATGATTTGTTGGATGAGGCTATCTCTGGAGCGACTGCAACGACCAAGGTGTATAAGGATGCTTTGCTTGAGGTCAACGAGGCGAAGAAGAAGCAGGCTGATGCTTCTGATGCTGTGGCTGATGCGATTGAGCGCGAGGCTGACGCTCAGGAGCGTTTGAATGATGCTGACGCGAAGCGTGGTGAGTTGGCGAAGTTGTATCCGAAGATTGCTGCGAACAATCCGATGTCAGAGTTCACCGGCACTGTTCCGTCTACGGTGACTGGCAACGCTGGTGGCGGTATGGCTGACATCTATCGTGGTCAAACAAATGTGGTGGTGAATGCTGGTTTGGTTTCTAGTCCTGATCAGGTTGCTCAAGAGATTCAAGACATTCTGAATCGTCGTGCCAGGAACAATGGAGGGAACCCGTTCACGGGGACGTTCGGCTGATGGCGAAGGTAATGAAGTGGGGGGAAACGGTAAAGGTGTTGCTCGATGTTGGCTTCTTGGCTGACGCATTCACACTCGACTCCTCAACTTTGGATGGCGGTGACACGCTTGATGGTTCAACAGACTTTGTTGACATCACCGAATATGTCACATCAGTGAATATCAATCGTGGCCGTGCCACCCAACTTGACCCATTCAACTCAGGCAACTGCTCAATCGTTGCAGACGACAAAGCGGCTGGCCGTAGGTTTGATCCTTTGAACACTGACTCGGAGTGGTATCAAGGTTCGTTGGGTATTGCACCGAAACGCCAGGTGCAGGTGTATGGCGGTTCGGCTGGGACAGCAGCAATGTTCTCCGGCTATCTGTTTGACATGAACATTGATTATGCGGAACCACAGTTGTCGTCGGCTGCGATCACGGCTGTTGATGCTTTGGCACAAATATCGCAGACAACTTTGACTGGGTTCACTCCTTCATCGGAGTTGACTTCGGCTCGTGTCAATACAATTTTGAATAGGTCTGAGGTGGCTTGGTCTACGGCGTTGCGCAATATCGCTACCGGTGAGGCGACGTGTGGAACGGCGGCGTATGAGGATGCGACGAATGCTTTGGCTGCTTTGCAGGCTGTGCAGTTTGCTGAGGATGGCCGTTTGTTTGCGACTAGGTCTGGGTCGATTGAGTTTGATTCTCGGATTGATAGGTCGTTTGGGACGGCTGTGGCAAGTTTGGGTGGGACTGCGGTGGGTGCCATTCCGATCTTGTCGTTGTCAAACTTGTATGGTGCTGAGACTGTGGTCAATCGAGCAAGTGTGCAGATATCTGGTGGGACGGTGTCGAGTGTTGCGAATGGGACGGCTTCGCAGTCTGAGTACGGGATCAAGAACTTCTCGTTGACGGACATCCCGTTGGCCACTCAATCTGCTGGATCGGCTTTGGCTGCGAACCTGGTGGGACGGTTCTCGGAGCC